CGCAGCTATCACCGGACTAAGTGCTTGGGAATCAGCAATCACTAAGTGGGCTAAAAAGACAGGACAGATTCCTGACGAGGTAACACCCAACATGAGCATGAAGCTCGGCACAAAACTTGAAGCACCGATACTCGACTTGTTCGCTGACGAACATCCTGAACTAGAAATCTACGAAACAGGAACATGGGCAAACAAAGAAAACCCTTGGGCTAGGTCTAACCCTGATGGACTTTACAAAACCGCTGATGGTGAGTGGGGGATTGTCGAGGTCAAGTTCTCTAGGGATTACTGGTCAGGTGTTCCCCAGGCTTACCGCGCGCAGGTGCTTTGGTACATGAGAGTATTCGGTATCAAGCAAGCTAAGTTAGTTGCACTTGCAGGGTCTAGCTACATGGAGTTTGACATCGAGTGGGATGAGTTCGAGGCTGAAACACTTTGGGACTCGGCTGTGAGATTCCGTCAGGCTTGCCTAGATATGAAAATGCCTTACTGGGATGGAAGCAACTCGACACTAGAAACAGTCAGAGCCTTATCGCCTGGTATCACCGACAGCGAGGTTGACCTTGATGACTTGGGTATGCACTACATCAACTCGGTCACAGACGCTGAGAAGGCTAACGCCAAAATGACAGAGCTAAAGGCTAGAGTTATACAAGCAATGGATGGGGCAAAGCGAGGTCTAATCTATGGGGAGCATCTGCTCAGTCTTAGATCAAGAGCTGGTGGCGCACCTTACCTACACCACGAAAGGGCAAAGTAAATGGCACACTTCAACCTCAATGATTATGAGCCGGTAGAACAACGCATCAAGCGTTTCTACAAGGACTACAAAGACGGCAGGATAATCACTGACAACATCACCACAGCGCAAGACCGACAGGCTGGCACTTGGGTCACTAAGAGCTACATCTACCTAACAGCCGAGGATCAAGAAAAGAACTTACCAAAGGCAACAGGTCTAGCGTTCGAGGTGGACTCTAACAAAGGGCCACAAGCAACATCGGCACTAGAGGTTTGTGAAACCAGCAGCATCGGTAGAGCATTAGCCAACGCAAACTATTCAGGAAACAAAAGAGCCAGCCGAGAGGAAATGGAAAAGGTTGCCAGAGATGCAAGGCCAAAAGCAACAGCTAAAGATTGGCTGGCAATGTCTGACGCGTTAGGAGCGAGTGACATCGAGGGTTTACGATTGTTATACAGCGAAGCCAAAACAGGTGGAGCATCAACCGCAACTCTCGACAAGATCAAGGCAATAGCTAATGGACTCACAAGCAAAGAGGATTCTGATAGCCTCAATTCTTGAAACTCAAGAGTGCCTACAAGAACAATTTATGCTTGGTAATTTTGACCTAGTAAGCACCATCTGGCAACTTCAAAGAGAGAGGGCAACAAGACTAAAAAATGAAAATTATTACACCAGGCCACATAGTCGAGGAACTACAAAGGCTGACGAAAGAGATGGACAAGGGAGCTAACGCTCTCTACGATGCTGAGTGCAAGCTGGCAGACGCAGACTCGGCGTATGACCGAGCTATCTCACTAGCCTTTATCAACAACTCAGGGACTGTGGCAGACCGACAGGCTGTGGCTAAGTTGCAAGCAGTAGAGGAAAAGCTCAAGGCTGACCTAGCAAGGGCTGAATACAACCGCATCAAGACCAAGATGAAAACCCTGTCAGACCAAGCAACCATGATGGCTGTAATGAGCAAGAATGTCGAACTCCAATGGCGGCATGCCTAGCTGGTAGCCTTATCGAGTGATAGCGGAAACCTGCTCATGTGGGGCAAAATTCAAGACAGACGAACCTAAGCCAGCCACGCTTGTTCGAGAGTGGCGGCGTAATCACACTTGTCAAACCGACAACACCGACAACACCGACATTGTTGAAGCTGTCAATGGTGGCGTATCCGAAACTACAATCGCTTTGGGCTTCCAGCCTGGAGAGATGCCAGCCAAGATTTACGATCCGTTCGATGACTAAGAAACAATTCCAGAAATACCTAGAGCGTGACTTAGGCTGTTGGCATTGTGGCACGACAGGCGATGACCTAATCCCTCATCACCGACAGAATCGTGGCATGGGTGGAAGCTCAGCTAGAGATGTCCCAAGCAACATCGTTCCCCTATGTGCCGATGCTAACTCAAGGCTAGAGTCCAACGCCGAGTTTGCCGAGCTAGGTCGCAAGCTGGGCTGGAAGCTAAGAAACCATGAGAACCCACTAGATGTGCCTATCTTTGGGCATGGTGGCTGGTGGCTACTAAACGATGACTTTACAAAAGACTTGCTTGAATCCGACCCTGAGATGTTTTAGGTGGTACAGTCCAAGCAAGGGGCTGGATTAGACTCGACTATCAGTAAAGCCGATGAGGAATCTGACTAGGACTCGGGTGCAACTCCCGACAGCTCCACGCCAGGATACACTTCTGGTGCTAGTGTAAAGACATAACAGAATAAGAAATGCCGCCTAGAGATCGGAACCCCTAGACGGCGTGGATACCAACAATCTAGCTGTTGGCATCATTACTAAGTGTAGTGTGCCAACCCGAATAGGAAGGCACATTTAGTGTTTAACTGGACAAATAAATCATTGGCAGAGATTCTGCCTTACTACGCTGGCAACATTTTCATGGCTGAGATGGACTACAAAGCCTACGGACTTGATGCCGGTGACTGGGCAATGCTGGTCAAGGAAGCGTTCGAGTCAAAAGTAATCTCACCGACTGTGATGATGGTCATGCTTGACAGGGCTAGTGTTGCCTAATGCCACTTATCAGAGGACACCACAACTTCGATGACCACTTCACCCAGATACCAAATGACTGGGTAAGGGATTCAAGGCTCACACTCAAAGCAATAGGACTGCTAACGCAACTGATGTCTCACCGACCTGGTTGGAACATGAGCATAAGCAGCCTAGCTCGGTTCAATAAGACCGGAGTGGACACAATAAAATCGGCAGTCAAAGAGCTTGAACTCTATGGCTACCTAAAGAGATCAGAGAAACAAGAACACAACGATGATGGAACCTTTGCCGATTATGTTTGGACTACGGCTGACCCCTTCCAAAACCCCGATACGGTGAAACCCGCTAGCGGTAAACAGGACACAAAGAACACTATTACTAAAGAACAACAACCTATTAAGAATAAACAAGAGAATACAGATACTGGCTTTGATAAGTTTTGGGAGATTTATCCTAAAAAGATAGCCAAAGCAGATGCACTAAAAGCCTGGAACAAAGCAACCAAAAGCAAAACCGCTGATGAGTTGTTAAAGCTGACCAAAGCCTACGCTGAGGGAAAGTTGCCAGAGCTAAAATACATTCCATACCCAGCCTCTTGGCTAAACAAGGGACTCTATGAGAGTGTTGAAGTCGCTGAAGCAAAACCTTTGCCTAAGCTATTCATCGGGAGAGTGAAATGACACAGTTCGAGCAGTCGGTAATCGGATCAGTCCTGCTGACCAACGGCAAGGCACTTGAGGAACTGACACTCGCACCCAGCGACTTTGATGACATACAGAATGAGCGAATCTACAAAACCATTCTGGAGATGAAGGCTAATCGCCAGCCGATAGATGTTATGACTGTTGGTGCAGCTCTGCCGAAACTAGCAAGCTACCTACACGATGTAATCACAGCTACCCCAACCGCTGCCTCTGTCAAGTTCTATGCCAGCAAGGTAATCGAGGAAGCCACAAGGCGCAGACTAGCTGTTGCCGGCACGATGATTCACAGCAAGGCTCAGCATGAGGACTTAGCCACAGTCTTTGACACAGCTAAAAAAGAGATTGACAATCTCATAGATCGTAACTCGGCAGTCAAGCCTAGCTATGTTGCCGATGAGTTAATCCCTTACCTTGACGAGATAGACAAGCCAAAGCATTACCCTGAAAGCCCTTGGCCTTTGCTGAACGACATCATCGCAGGATTCAGACCAGGTGCTTTATACATAATCGGTGCAAGACCTGGTGTTGGTAAGACAATCGTTGGCTTGCAGATTGCTTGGGAACTATCTAAGACTGGCCCTGTATCTTTTCACAGCCTAGAGATGGGCAAGAGTGAACTTTACAATCGCATAATCAGCATGGAAGCTGAGGTCTACATCGGCAACATTGAGAAGGGAACTATCAGGGATCACGATTGGGTAAAGATTGCCAAGGTCAGACAAGACATTCAATCCCACCAGCTTGCTATTCATGACAAATCAGGTCAGAACCTAATGCAGATACGAGCCTTGGCAAACAGCGTCAAGGGCAACAACCGACTAGAGGCCATTGTTGTTGACTATCTTGGCTTGATTCAAGACACCGAAAAGGGTCGCAAGCGTTACGAGATGATTACCGACATCTCAATCGGACTCAAGAACCTAGCTAGGGATTTGAATGTTCCAGTCATCGCATTAGCCCAGCTCAACCGAGGCCCTGAGCAGCGTAAAGACTCTGAGCCTGACATGGCTGACCTAAGAGATTCAGGTGGTATCGAGCAGGATGCCGATGCTGTTATCTTGCTTCACAGACGGCAGGTTGACGAGGATCAGTTCGAGTGGCAAAAGAGCCAGATGATAATGAAGGTGGCTAAGAACCGACATGGTGGACTCGGTGAAGTCGCACTAAGGTTTGAGGGACATCTTTCCAGAGTGGTCGGCTAAGATTATGGCGTGGATGACAATGTTGCTTTGTGCTGTCGGTGTGGCTCTACTTGGAAGGTCAACACCCAAAAGCGCAAGCGTAAAGACCTCAAGTGCCAATCCTGTCGGATGCACCAAGCTCTCGTCATCAAGTATGGATCCGAGAAGTGTATCCCTTGGCAGGGTGAGTTCGACAAGCTTACGCTTACCATCCCACTATTTGACGGCAAGCCAGTCTTGCCAGGCACTAGGTCTTGTGGACACCTTGACTGCACCAACCCCAACCATGTCATAGGTGACCACTAGAGTAAAACAACAAGAGAAAAGGAAACAAGAGATGGCAATAATCAAGGTAAAGGGTGCAATTAGCCGAGTATTCTACGAGGGCAAGGGCATCGAGCTAACAGAATCATTCCAAAGCAAGGCTGGCGAAACAATCAACAAGCGTTACACAGTCTGGCTTGCACAGCCAACCACCTTTGAGGTCGGTGACACCCTTCAGGTCGAGGGACTCTACTCATCAGAGATAGACAACTGGACTAACAAAGAGGGCGAAGCGAAGCAGTCAATCAAGGTCAGCATCAACAACCCAAAGGTAGTTCCAGCAGAGCCACTATCGGCAATCAAGGAAATCTTTGAGCCAACACACAGGGAATCACTTCCCTTTTGAGTAATCTCCGTTGGTTAGTCCCAGCCATCACCGCCGGCATACTGATAAACCTCTCTACGCAAACTAAAAGCGTTCTAGGTGGCTTGGGGCTAACCTTCGGTATTCTTTACACCCTTGCTGCCATAATTGGAGCATGGGAACTACATGGCAGAGGTAAGCTTTAGCGTTACAGGCAACCCAGCCAGCCAAGGATCACACGCCATCATGCAGGGCAGAATCGTTCAGGTCAACAGCTCGAAGCATAAGGCTTGGCGTAAGGCCATCGCAGAGGCAGCAACAGAATCCCTACCCGATAACTGGACTCTCATAGATGACCCCTGTGAGCTGGTAGTCAACTTCTATATGCCCAAGCCCAAGACAGTTACTAGGCCAGTCCCAAGCGTGTCCCCTGATCTCGACAAGCTCATCAGGGCAGTCGGGGACAGCCTCACAGGGACAGTCATAACCGATGACTCCCGAATAGTCCGCATCTCAGCTAGGAAGCTCTACGCCGAGGGCATCGAGCCTGGGGCCACAATCAGCGTAAAAACCCTCAACTAGCCCTTTATTCCGACACGCCGAAAAAGACCTAAATTTGGCAAAATTGCCAGAAAAAGGCAAAAACTGTGCTATTCTTTTACTACGGCCCAAGGGGGGCCAAAAGGGAGAAGCAAGATGAACGAGAACATTACACAGCTACTAGAAGAAATCGAAGAGCTAATCGAAGAGCGTGACGAAAAGCAAGAGTTCTTTGACGAGGCCACCGAAAAAGGCGAAGCTGAGGAAGCTGATGTTATTCATGAAACCATTAGCGAAATCAACGAAAACATTGAGTCAATCAAACAAAACCTAATCAGACTTATCAACAAGATTTAGGAAGGCAGACAAATGCTAAAGCTATTTATCTACGCTCTATCGCTGGCAGTAATCCTTGTGTCCAGCTTTATCGTGCAACTTGTAGATTCCACTCTCGGCATCACAATCGGTGCAGTAGGTGTGCTTGTTGCCTTCCTAATCACAGTTCACTCTTTAGCTAAAGACCTAATCAAGTAAGGAAAAGAAAATGCTGAAATTCTATTTATACATAATCGCACTAGCAATAATTCTTTGGGCAAGCTGGACAATCCAAGAGTTCCATGTCGGACTCGGTTACGGCATCGGAGTAATCGCCATGCTGATTGCCTTCTTTACTACCATCAACGAGTTCACAAAGGAAAGCAGATGAACGAACAACAACTAGCCGAACGCATAATTGCCGAGGCTCAACGCTGGACTGAGAACCAGTTCACGCTCCAAGCCGGTATCCCTGGCATGGACTCAGTTAGCCGCAACGAGGCTAAGGCTCGCATTGAGCTAGTAGAACACATCAAGTCAACCTATAAAGAAATGAGAGCAAATGCCTAACTATAACCCTCAAGAGATTGAGTTCGCAGTAACCGACTTCCAGCCTCACCAATACAACTTCGGTGTTGCCAAGTCAGACGGAATCTACATGGGCAGGATGCTAATGAAAAACGAGGTGCTACAACTCATCAAGGCTGCCTACCCAACACCGACCAAAGCAATCGCTAGGGTTATCGAGATCGTGGACAACATCGAAATCTATGTTGACCCTCAATACAACATCTCATCGAGGTAATCATGCAGACACTATACACAGAGGGATTCAAGGCTGGCGTTAGATACCAGAGAGAGTCAGTCCTTGACTTTATCCGTATCCACGCAGAGCAGAATGTAGCCATCACAGCTCAGGACATCGCTGAGGAAATAGAAGGTCAGTATCGAATTGACATGGAAGCAAACCTAGCCGAAAGGAAAACACAATGGGGCCAAAAGAAATAGACATCAAGCTACTTGAGTTTGAGGCTCGCTTGGCAATGATAAACAAAGAGCTGGCTGAACTTGTCAAGACAGCCAAAGACATTGAGTTCAGGGCTAAAGCAATCTTGGGTGAGGTTGAGAAGTGACCAAGCTTGACTGGAACAAAGCTAACAGAGCTGAGATGCCTAAAGTTGCCAGACCTAAAACACAAACACAGAAAAGACAAGAGGCGGTCACAAAGGCATATGAGAACGGCACAACCAGAGAGCGTCAACGGATCATAAAACTTGTTGAGGATAGCTTTGGAAAACAAACCAGCGACATAATTATTGAGCTAATTAAGGGAGATGCAAAATGAGAAAGTCAAGAAAATACAATCCAGCAGATGAGCTTGATTTATGGACACTTTGGCTGCAAGAGCAAATAACTGGAAAGACCGAATATGATTTAGAAAAACTTGCTTGGGTTTTTTTAGACTTACGTCAAGCCGGAGCTAAAAAATTACCTATGCTAACTATTCTTCAAATGATTGTCATGTATCGGGATGAGAAATGACCGGATTCGATTGGGCGTTACGCATCCGCAGAGGCAGAGAGAGAGCCTTTGCCAAGGGATACGAACGAGGCGCAAAAGACATGGCTGAGTATTTCACCGAGCAAGTGATCTACTCACTACACAAGGATGCAGTCCTAAGCCTGAGCATAGACATTGACACTCTTGAGCGAGTAGTCGAAGTGATTGAGGCGGTGAGGGACATTGGCAAAGCACAGAGCTGAGAAGCAACCTATCAACTGGCGTATCGTTCGAGTTCATTGGGCATACAAGAGGATGCAACTGAAAAGTTTAGTTGTAGCCTTCTTTACTAGGGGGGTCAAATGACACACTTCACAAACGCAGATGAGCGTGAAATCTTTGAGGCAATCAACCTACTAAAGGATGAAAACCTAGTTTGGTCAAGTGACCTAGAAGCAATCAGGCGCAACCTTGCTAGATTATTAGAAAGAATCATGCAAGTCGAGTGGCACTATCTTGAGCCAGAAATCGGGGACTTAGCCCTAAACTTGATAAGAGAAACAGAAAGGGAGAACCATGCTAGAAGGAATGACACCGACACAGAGGAAACCGAGCTGCAAGGTAAGGTCAATCTTGGAATCGTTGGACAGCAAGGATCAAGTAATTCTTGTCAATGCTGTAAGTAACGAAGCTTGGAAAGCACCAGCACTAGCTAGAGAACTAACAGCTAGGGGAATCCCAATCAGCGAGAAACCTATCTTGGCTCACAGACGGAAAGAGTGCTCATGCTCGAGAATCTAGTCCCAGCACCAAAGGTAACACCACCAAAAGATTGGCGGCCAGCAGTTGAGTTTGACGGCACACTCGGTGAGGCAACTACCCCACCGACTACCGGCAATCAACCTAACTTTGATGAGTTTCTAATCGAGCAAGGCTTTGACCCTGACAAGATTGAGATTTACGGCCCGATACGCACTAGCCGATGGCAACAGCGTGAGGGTGGCGATTGGTTAGTTAGCTGGCGGTTCAACTTCAGAACACGCTCTGAAGTCGAGATTGACCTACCAACCCTTTATGCCAACACTCGTAAGGGACTCAAAGTTGCCAAGCCAAAAGAAACACTTGAGAAGGCTGTTGTTGTCTGCTGGTCAGATACTCAGACAGGCAAGGCAGGTGACATCCGAGGTGGCACACCTGAGCTAATTGAACGCATCGCTGAGAAGCAAGCCAACCTTGCCAGCTATCTAAAAAAGGAAAAGCCAGATGTTATCTACTTCCTAAATGTCGGTGACAGCATCGAGGGCTTCGAGTCAGGTGGCAACCCAATGCGAACCAACGACCTAAGCCTGATGCAACAAGTTGACCTAGAGGCAACCTTTGAGTGGGAAACACTAAAGCTAATGGCTAACTATGCTCCAATAGTTGCTGCCTCAGTCGGTTCTAACCATTGTGCTTGGAGATCAGGCAGACAGAAACTCGGCACTAGCCATGACGATTGGGGGATTCACATTCAACGCCAGCTTGCTAGGCTCGCACAGGAAACAGACCTGCCAGTCAAGTTCTACGAGCCACAGGCTAACGATGAGTCACTTGCCCTAGATGTTTGGGGTGACAACGAGATGATTCTCGGTCTAGTGCATGGACATCAAGCCTCAAGACCTGATGGCATAGTCCAATGGTGGCGTAATCAGTCGCATGGCAACCAGCCAGTAAAAGATGCAGACATCCTCATTCATGGACATTTCCATCACCTCACAGTCAAAGAGTCAGGCAGACGAAACAACCACAGCCGATGGGTAATCCAATGCCCAACACTTGACGCCGGCTCAAGCTGGTATCGAACCGGTATGGGTGGAGATGACAGCGACCCAGGTTTGCTAGTGTTTCCACTTACTAAGGGTGAGAACTTTCAGGGAACTGTTTACAAACTCTAGTTGCCAGAAAAGAGAGAGATGAAAATACTAAACCTTTATGCCGGCATCGGTGGCAATAGAAGGCTATGGGCTGGGGGGGGGTCACACCAAGTGACTGCTGTTGAGTATGACCCTCAGATTGCTGCCGTATATGCTGACCTTTATCCCGAGGATACTTTGATTGTTGGGGATGCTCACCAGTATCTACTCAATCACCATGAGGAGTTTGACTTTATTTGGTCAAGCCCACCTTGTCAAACGCACAGCTCATTCAGGTACAACATAGGAGTTAGGTTTCGAGGCACACAGCCTAAGTATCCAGACATGACTCTGTATGAGGAGATAGTGTTTCTCCAACACCACAGCAAAGCACTCTGGGTTGTTGAGAATGTTATCCCTTACTACAAGCCACTCATCGAGGCAGAAAAGATAAACAGACATCTCTACTGGGCTAACTTCCCAATCGGTGAGCTGCCAAAGATAAAGGAAAACCTAAGAGAGATACAGATACCAGGACTGCAAGAGCTTCATGGCATAGACCTAACCGGCTACAAATTATCTAACAAGCGACAGGTCTTGAGGAACTGTGTCTATCCAGCCACAGGCGAGGCGATACTAAACAAGGCCATCGAGTACGCTAAGTTGCCGGAAAGAAAAGAAACCTGATGCCTACATACGATTACAAGTGCAACACCTGTGACCTAAAGATGTCAGTCATCCGAGGGATACAAGAGAAAGAGAGAACACCACTCTGCACCAACTGTGCCAAAGACTTAGTGAGAGTGTATGACTCACCAGCAATAACCTTCATGGGTATCGGTTGGGGGAAAGACGCTTGATCCTATTCCCTAAGCCCTGCCTAAAGTGCAAGGCACTATTCAAGGCTAGGTCAGAGTATTGCGAGAGTTGCCGGCTGGAAAGAAAACCAAGAGAGCAGAGCCCACGAGTCTATTCAGCCGAAAGAAAAATAAGGAAGGGACTTTTATACGGGGGGGATTATCGCCAGCGAGCCAAGGTAGTGAGGGAGTCAGCTACTCATTGTCACATCTGCAAACAAATCTTTACTGACCGCACCCAGATACAGGCAGACCACCTGATACCAGGCAATCCACAAAGTCCTTTAGCACCTGCCCACCGCCGCTGTAACGCTCAGAAGGGAAATAAATACATTGGTTGATGAGAATTGACTCATTGACCTGATAACACGCCTACAAGCCCCCTATGACGCCCTATGCCGTTATTTAGGGGGGGTGGGGCTTTTCTTTGCTAACTCGCAACCTTACAC